GAGTGGCATAGCCGCTCTTCATGTTGAGAGCCACCTGGGCGTTATCAATGCGAGAGAAGTTGCAAGTGCCGGTTGGCTGGTGCTCCTCTGGCTGCAGGGCGAAGGAGTACACGTAGATGCCGGGGTAGGGGGTGCCGGTGTGGTACAGGTAGGGCTGGTACTGGTTGAAGTACTTGCCGGTCTGCTCCTTGAAGCGGTCCTGGCCGTTGAGCACGAGCTTGAAGTTGTACAGAGGGCCAACCTCCACGCCAATCTGGGAAGCAGATGCCACGTTGGTGGTGGACTCCTCCATCCAGCCAACGTTGGAGGTCAGGCCGGCGGTCACCAGGCCCTGCAGAGCCAGGGCGTTGGAGTACACGCGGGGGCAGCCCAGGTCGTGGGGCAGAGCACCTGGCGCGAAGATGGGGCTTGGTGCGCAAGTGACGTTGACGTTGCTGGACAGACCGGATGTAAAGTTCCACAGGGAGTTGTATGCTGTGGACACGGTGTTCTGGTAGCACCAGATCAGCTCCTTCACTGGGTGGTTGAAGGACAGACGGACAGTCTGGGCACCGGGGTTGCCGGTGGCAGTGATGCTGTCACCACCGGTGTGCTGCACCTGCTCAATCAGGTACTCGTGGCCCTTCTGGGCGAAGCGGCGGCGCTCCTCAGTGTCCAGGTACACGTAGTTGGCCCACACCTCGAACACCTGGGCGGAGGAGCCGAAGTAGTTGGTGAAGTAGGCAGTCAGGTCAAAGTCCAGGCGCACCTCGTGGTACTGCAGGGCAATCAGGGGCAGGTACAGGCCGGGGTTGCGGTTGAAGAAGAACAGCAGAGGCAGGTACACGCTGTTCACGTTGGTGGCATCAGCGGTGGGGGCAACGCTAGATGACATCTTGCCGTAAGCAATCTTGTCGCTCTCGCCCAGGAAGCACTCGGCGTACAGACGGAACCAGGTCTGGTAGTGCTTGTCAATGCGCTGGCCACCGATGGTCAACTCAACGGCGGCAATGGCACGCTCAGCCACCCAGCACATGTCAATGCTGCTGCCAGTGGAGGTCAAGTTGGACACAGCCAGTTGAGTTGGCTGCAGACGGACGTACATGTTGCCGACCAGGTCACCGTTGCGGGCAATGGTCACGGACACACGGCCGCTGTTGGATGGAGTACCGTTCACAGTCTGCTGAATGTTCTCCATAGCGAAGTTGGTGTGACGATTGTACACAGCCTGGAAAAAGGTCACCTTAGGCTGACCAGTCAGATACACATCCTGAGCACCGTAAGCAACGAGTTGCATTAAACCACCAGCCATTTTGTACTATCTCCCAAGAAAAAAATTTAGTTGGCAAATGCGAGACCGCCCATACCCGATGCAATTCTCAAAATGTTATAGTTGACCGCAAACATCTGTTGAACCAGACCTGCAGGCATACCCGTCTTCAAACTGACAGCCACTTGGGCCATATCGATACGGCTAAAGTTGCACACACCGCTTGGCTGTAGGTCCTCCGGATTGAGGGCAAACGAGTACATGTAAATACCTGGGTAAGGGTGTCCGGTATGGTACTTGTATGGCTGGTACTGGTTAAAGTACTTGCCGAACTGTTCAGAAGCACGGTCAGTTCCGTTCAGAATCAACTTGAACTTGTGGAGAGGACCAACTTCCTGTCCGTAAGACACGTTGGCAGTTCCGTACTGTGGCAAACCAGCCTCGACCCAGAAGACGTTTCCGGTCAAAACGTTCGACTGAACAGACAGGTTAGAACCCTGTGTCACACCACTTGGAAGAGACACGTACAAGTTAGAAGACAGAGTAGATGGAACATACAAAATAGGGCTTCCTGTGTTGTGTGGCTGGAACAGAGCACCAGACTGACACAACTTGTTTGTATCAATAGTCATATTCACGTTTGCGACATTCGATGAAAAGTTCCACATGGAGTTGGGGTTGGAATATGGGGCGCCGTTCTGGTACACCCAAATGAGCTCCTTTACTGGGTGGTTGTACTGGATGCGAATGACGCTTGGGGTATTCTCAGAAGAGCTACCGACAGGGTCGCCGTTCACGTGCTGGACTTGCTCAATCAGGTACTCGTGGTTCTTGGTGGCAAACTTATCACGCTCATCCTTTTCCAGGTACATGTAGTTGGCCATGACGAGAGGAGGATTTGTGCCAAAATAGTTTGCATAATTTGGAGCAATGATGAAATCGATGCGAACCTCGTGGTACTGCAGAGCTGTCAGTGGCAGGTACAGACCGGGGAAACGGTTGAAGAAGAAGAGCAGAGGCAGGTACACGTACCCGGTGGATGTTTGATTGACGTTATTTGGCACTGGGAGAGATGTCAACTTGCCATAGTTGAACTTTTTAGACTCGGAAAGGAAGCACTCGGCGTACAGACGGAACCACAGCTGGTAGTGCTTATCGATAGACTGACCACCGATGAAAAGTTCCACAGAGCTGAAGGCACGTTCGGCGACCCAGCACATGTCAGCAACTACGTTGTTTGAGGTGAGCTGAGCATTTGTTGTTGGAGTTGGTTGAAGTTGAACCCACATGTCACCAACCAGATCACCGTTCCGGGAAAGAGTCACGGACACAAGACCGCCAGGGGTGGGGATACCAGCCAAAGTCTGGGGAATTGCTTCCATGGCAAAATTGGTATGGCGCTTGTATACAGACTGGAAAAAGGTCACAGTTGGCTTTCCTGTGAGGTACACATCTTGTGCTCCGTAAGCTACAAGTTGCAAAAGAGCTCCACC